CACATTATCGAGCTGCGTAATGACTGACAGCACAGCCTCGACGTCGTCTAGTGCCTCCACTACCATCTCGAGGAGCGCGCGCCACCGCGCCTTGTCCGCGTAGAGGCCAGTAAGGCGCGCTCCCGCGAGGGCGGCATGGTCAAGCGGCGTCACGCTCATGCTACGACCTCCATCACAATGTTCTCTGTCAGCAGGCGGGCGAGCTCAGTCCAGACTAGCGCAAGGTCCGCCGACGCGAGGCCGCCCACCGTGCGCCCGAGCTGCACGTCAGCGAGGACTATGGCGGGGAGGCCGTCAAGCCCCACGACGGCCTGCTGTGCCACGGCCGCCAGGTGGAAGCGATATACGTCTCCGCTCGGGGGCTGGTTGGCGGCAGACCACGCGACTAGCGCGGCCTTGACCGCCGCCTCACCTCCCGCCGCCCCAAACCCAGCGCCGGGGCGCTCCCAGTACTGGATCTTGAGCGCGTACTCGACCGGCGTCGCCACGGTATATCGCATGACGTGGGGGATGGCCACGAGGTCGTTGACCGCCACTGAGGCGCTGCCCACGGTAGAGATGCCAGGCGGCTTTCGCGCGTAGATGGCTGCGCCGATGGCACTCGCCTCCCCGCCTGTGACGACGACTGCCAGACTGTGAGAGGCCAGTGCGTGGTCCCCCGGCTTAATGTCGAGCGTCGCCCCCGTGTCGTTCTCCCAGAGCTTGACCTGGCCCACGCCAGGCACTGCCAGCAGTCCCGCGCGAATAGAGTCCAAGAAGCCGACCGTCGGCGCCGCGGTAGACAGGGCCCGCCGAGTCCGCAGCGCCTCGTCTGACTCCATGGGGTCAACCGTCGTCGAGGGGCTTGGATTTGTCACGGACAGAAGACCGTATGTCGGCCGTACGATGATAGTGACCTTCCCAGCGGCGGAGGTCATGCCCTTGACTAGTGCCTTGCATGTGACTAGTTGGCCCGCCCCCGTGCCAGTCACGGCTACGGTAGAGGCATACGTCGCGCCAGTGTCTGCGTCTTGCACCTGAGTGCCCGCGGGCACGACGGCGCCCGCGGCAATAGTCATCTGCACGTCCACGTAGGCGTAGTCTCCGATGATGCGGTAGACTCCATTGAGAGTGCACGTCGAGGTCAGGTTTTGACCCGTCGCCGCACTTGGGTTGCGACCGTTGTACACGTCTTCCACCGCCTGTGCCACGTCGTCCACTGCCTCCGCGAACGCTCCGATGAACTGACCGTCAGACGTCTCTGCGTCAAGGTTGGTGTCTACTCCGTAAATAGTTCGCGCACGTGTTTGAAACTTCGTGATGATAGCATCGAGACGGTCTCGGTAGAACCCAGCACTATCAACGCCGATTGAGATAATTGTCATGGCAACACCGTTTGAAGTGAAATTGCTTCTCCATACACGTCAGTGACAGTGGCAGACACCTCTGCGCGGCGAGTCTCTCGGTCAACTACGACGACGCATGAGACAAGCGCTGAGATGCCTGGAGTAGACAGTACGACCCGCCGGACCTCTGACTCCAAGAACTGGTTGTCAGCGCTGGCGCCAAAGATTCTTGGCTCTCCGCTCCCTAGGTCGATGGCGGCAAGGCCTACGGTTCGGTCAAGAAACCACTCCTCTTGAAAGACGTGAAGTCGTTGGTATAGCAGTTGTGCCACCTCAGCGCTGCTGGTAGGAATCATGGCGGTCGCCCGGCCAAACACTGGTTCACCAGTGCTGTCAAGCCGTCTAACGCTCATGGCTTCACCATAATAGTGGCGCTGGCAGATCCCAGCGCGCCGTACGTCATCTTCGTCAGCGGGTCAATGCCCCGCGCCATCACCACTCCGTGAATGAGCGGCATAAACAGTGACATGGCGGCCGCCGTGCCAATGTGCACCGTGCCGTCCTTCCGCACACTCACACGCGTGCTCCCGTCGCGCGTTCGCAGCTCTGAGGCAGAGGCGTGGACGTCAGACAGCGCGTTCGGGCGCGCGCTAAACCCTATGAGCGCGAAGGAGTCGGAGAGGTCAAACTGACGAAGCTCTGTTGGGTCTTGCACGCCGCCCCTTGCCCACCACCCGTCAATCGCCCGCTCTGCAATCACTAGAACAATGTCCATGCCCGAGTAGACCTCAAACGTCAGGACACCACCTGGGAAGAAGCACGGCACGTGGACGCACATGGGAAGTGGCACAAGTCGGCCCTCCGGCAGGAGTAGCCGCCGCACGGCAGGCTGTACCTCTGCCGTCTGCGTCGCACTGTCGAACGTCTGAAGAATGCCTGGCGTACAGGTGTGGTGGTCCATGAGCATACCAGTGACAAGCTGCTCGTCAGCGTCCTCGCGGTGCCCTGCCAGCTGCTGCGTGTCTAGCAACAGCTTATTGACGCGCGCACTAGTCTCCATTAGGGCCCACCCCGCCTAGGAATTGGCTGCCCAAGCCCAACGCACTCCGCCTCCGTGTACCAGTCCGCGCCACGCGTGTCTCCCTGGTGACGCAGTTTGTAGACCTTGTAGCGACCGTCTGGGTCAAGGCGCGCGAGACGCTTTTCTTTCACCTTGGGCCCGTTCGCGTATTGTTGAAGTGACTTAATCTTGATGTTGGAGTTGTCAAGGACTAGTGACCCGTTTGGCACGACTAGCGGGTTGAGCTCCATCTTCACTTTGATACCCTTGCCAGAGATCTCTGGCGCCTCGAGCATGCCTGTCTCTGCGTTTACCACCACGGCCTGGCTTGGCAGTACCGAGTCCGCGCGAACAATGTTCAAGGTGCCATTCGTGATTGACCACGCCGCGCCGTGGTCTCGCGCAAGCTGATTGAGCACGTGTGAGACAGCCCCTGAGAGCGTGCGACCGCGGGTGTAGGGCGTCGTGGGAAGTTCGACGTGACCCTTTCGCACGCCAGGCATTTGGCGCAAGATCTCGTCTACGGCGTGCCCCGGCGTCCTGCCTGCGCAAAGCGTGGCGCCGACGTGCGCCTCCGTATAGGCCCGGTCTCCGTCCGCCGCCTGAATCTCAGTCACCCACTCAGTCCGCTCGCGGTAATGAGTAGGAAATTTAATGTTGCCACGGAATAGGATGGCGGGCGTGCCGCCCGCCCGTGCGTACCCGCATAGCAGCACGACCTCGTCAAACTCACGCCGAATCATGGCACCGTTGGTGGGACTAAGGTTGTAGACTTGGATGTTAGCCGTGTTGGGCGGCCCCCGAAGCGTTTGGTCCACGGTAAACATGATGCGAAATCCCTCTAAACGCACACCTGCGGAAAGGTCTGCAGACAGAGTCTTGCCAACAATGACCTGACAAACGCGGCCGAAGTTTGCGTGCGCAAGATTCATTCAATCACCTCGCCCGGCGCGATCCAGATGACTTGCACGCGCGCACCAAGGTCGTCCGGGCCCGCCTCCGTGCCCGCCCCCGGCTCTGCGGCGGTGTCAATGACTAGCATCGTGCCTACCTGTGGCGCATAACTTCTCAGAATGTCAGCCCCCAGGACGAGCGGCATGGCGCGCGCCACTACCGTCTCGGCGTCCCCGTCCTCGAGGTCGAGCGTCCACGTCTGTGCCCGCTCATTCCACTGCTGTGTCACGCGATATCGCGCTTCACCAAGCGTAGTGATAAACGTGCGGTATGGGTCTGACGTCAGTGCCAGTTGAATCACTACCCACCTCCTTGGATGAAGGAGACCGCCTGCTTGAGCAGTGTGCGCTTGACCTTTTTCTTCATGGCCTCGTCGGCCTCCTCCCCACCCTTCTCTCCATCGTCTTTCTTCTTCGCCGCGGCGCGCCTAGTCTTCGGGCGCGCGGGGTACAAAACTACCTGCGTCGTCACCCAGATGATTGACTTCATCTCAACAGTAAAGTAGAGCACATGACTATGCTCCTTATCTACCTTCACGCGGAGAGACGTAATCATCATTGATGGGAAGAGGTCTAGACCCGTCTGCACCGAAAACGGCTCATGAGCCTGCTGCGCGCGCCGCAGCCAGGCATACGCCGCAAGGCTGCGTGATGGCCCCTCAGACGCGTAGAGGTCTGCCTCACGACCCGGCGGAGGCGTATCGCTGACCGCCGCTGTGATAGAGAGGCGAGTGGGGTGGTCGAAGGCATGGTCTGAGATGGAGACGCCGGTCTCAACCGGGTAGTCAGTCACCTCCGTCTCAAAGGTATGATCTTCAATCTCCACGGCGT